ACCCTTCAAGCGATAATCCGGAAAACAAAGGTGATTTAAAGGAAGACGCTGCTGAGAAAGAGCTTACTGTAGTTTCTGATGAGAACACTGCTAAGGAAATTGCGGCTAAGTATCAAGGCGGTCGAGTTATTCCCGACCCCGTCAACAAGAAGTTTATCGTTAAGGTTCCTGAATCGACTGTAGTCGAAGATGTAGATGAAAAGGAAGACCAGCAAGACGTTCCTAAGACGGACGTTAAGCAAGGAGCAAGAGTTGACGATGTTCAACCAGACTCTCAACCCGAAGAATCTGGTGATGCAGATACTCAAGCAGGCAGTCCTGAGGCGGGGGCTGATGACGGACAGCAAGTTCCTCAAACAGACGTACAACAGGATGCTAAGGTCGACGACGTGGCTCCATCGGGAGTCCCAGATATGACACCCGACGCAACGAGTAAAGCTGGGTCACCTGCACAAGGAGCTGCTGATGGTCAACAAGTTCCAAAAGACACAGCTGAGAAGGGCGTAGACCTTCCAGGAGTGGATACCATTACTGTTAAGGAAGATGCTAAGTCACAAGCTGGGGCGGTTCCTGCTAAGTCTGTTGATGACCAAGCTGTACCAAAAACAGAGGTGTCATTGGATAATAAAACTGATGATGTTAAAACAGCTTCGGTTGCCGATAAAGAGTTAAAACCAGATGCAAAAAAGAAGGTAGGTAATCCAAAGCAGTCTCCAAAGCAAGGGCAGGTTGTTCCAAAGACGGATGCTCAGCAAGGAGCAAAGATTGACAATGTTGGCAAGGCTCCAGCAGTTGCACAGGAAGCTGTTGAAGAAGATGTTGTGGTTTCAGTAGCAACCGATGATAAGGAAATTACGGTAGCCGATGTTGGCGGACAGACTGCTGTAAGCACTGTGGACAAGGATGCCATAGAGCCTCCAGTCGAAGAGCCAACACCGGAACCTGCAATTGAAGAAATACCGACAGAGGAAGAGGAAGAAGTCATAATGTCGGATGAGGAAGCCACTGAGATGGCCGAAAAGCTTTTCTTGGCAGGCCATTTAAAGGAAAAACCGAAGCTAACAAAAGCAGAGAAGGAGTTTGTAGCGAAGGTTGAGAGCCTTCAACTATCTGTGGAGAACAAAAAGTTAGTTGAAGCTAAGTTAGCAAAAATGTAAAATAGTTGGTTTAATAAAGAGGAGGAATTATGCGGAAGTTACTAGAAGAGGTAATGCAGATTGACGGGGATGCGGCGGCTACCCAACCTGTGGAGCCTACGGTACCTGAAATCACACCTGAGTTAATTGCAAGCTTGGTTGAGCAGATGCCGGAACTTGCTGATGTAGACCAGGTTGAATTTGAAAAAGGTTTAAAGGTTGAAATGGAGCATCTTGATACTGTTGGTGGTGATATGCTTATTGTGGCTAAGATTGCTGCAGACCATATCAAAGAGACGCCCGAAGGAAAGAGTTACTACGATGCTCTAGAAGCTATGGAGCACGAATTGCAGGAGGCACCAGAGGAAGAGGAGTCAGAGCATCTGCCCGGTGAGGAAGAATCGGGGTTAGAGACTCCTGCTGGCGAAGCACCGGTTGAAGAGCCTCCAATGGAGTCGAAGAAACTTGATGAAGGAAAAAAGAAGAAGAAGAAAGTTGATGAACAAAAACCCGCTCTGGAAGCAACACCTGAAGTGACGCCTGAAGCGACGCCTGAAGCAACACCTGAAGTGACGCCTGAAGCGACGCCTGAAGTGACACCTGCTGTTGAAACTGCAACTAATGAAGAAGCTCAGGAGATGGTCGATAAAGGTGAAGCAACAATTCCTTCGGAAGCTGTTGTAGAAAATCCGGAGCAAGCAAAGGAGTAGACAATATGTCTGAGGTACATGCAAAACTTGAGACTATTAGAGAGGTCCAACAAACGATAGACTCTTTATTGTCCACTCAGAGTGTTGTTATCGACGGAGGCAAGAGTTTAGACGCTTGGTCGATAGAGGAAATATATACTGGTGAAGAATGTAACTTTGGCTTTGCCTACTCTGATGTTGGCGGAAGGGCTACTTTTCCCTTACACATTCATGCCGAGTCAGTTGAGTATCTACTTTGTGTTAAAGGCAGTGTGCGATTAACTATTGCGGATAAAGTAACTCGGGTGCTCAAGGTTGGTGATTGCGCATCGATACCACCTGGAGCAATACATACTACTACACCTTTAGCGCCTTCTTGTAAACTGGTGTATGTGTGTATACCTCCCGATGAAACTTTTCCACGACGAAGGGAGACGTAGTGGACGAGAATATTACAAAAGCCGAAATAAAGGCTATGGTTGATGTTCAGATAAAAAGTACAGAGCATCTTGCTATCGTTGCTAAGAGTCTTCAGGACATCTCTGCTAGAGAAGACAAGATATATAGTAAACTCTCTAATGGTCTTGGCAAAGATATAGTAGAAGGTGTCGGTAAGATAGTAAAAGACTGTGAGGCACATCGTAGCACTGACATACTTGAGATGAAAAAAGTTGCTCTTGAAATAAAAACAGATGTTGGTTTTCTTAAGTGGATTTATGGTGGTTTGTTTGCTTTGATTGGACTTGCGTGGTTAATTATTCAAATTGTAAACAGTGTTATAAGTCAAGGAGCACATTAGTGAGTAATCAGATACCTGTTGATACTGTAAATGTTTTAAGAACATTCAATGACCTTGCTATTGACCAGTATGGTATCGATGTTAATCTGTATATTCCAAACAATCTTACGGCAATTGAAGGTAATGATATGTATACTTGTCCAAATGATATTAACTACACTGAATACCTATGTCAGAAGGTTTGGATAGAGTGGTTTGCAAAGGATATGGTTAAACTAAGAAAGCTTGGTTTGTTTACTGAAGGCGAGGCTCCAATTTTGGCTTGGTTTAAGAATTGTCCTGAAATTGTTCTTGGTACTTACTTTGTTATAAATGAACGATACATACCCGACCGGTATGACACAGATAGGTTTGAAGTGGTGGACATTGTTTTAAGGAATACCTATTCTGGAGAAATCTATAAGACGTTTAAGATGGCTCCAAGGAGACAGAAATGAGAGTACGAAAGCTGACAAACATTTCCGATTTTGATATAACAGTTGTCCTTGAGGATGGTAACTCCATTAGGATACCTGCGGCTGGGATGTTAGAGAACGTTACTGTAAAGAATTTTAATGAAATAAGTTCCTTTGTTAAGGTTGAGCAAGACCTTAGCGAGGTTCCAGTAGTTGAAAGCAAGACGTACTTGAAAGGCTAAGATGAGAGGCAAGAGCGAACAAAAACACCCAGAGTTACTTGGTTTTAAGCATATGGCTTTATGGTTACTTGCCTATAAACTGTATCGGGATTACTTTGAAGCGGTTAGGTTTAACCAACACCCGGAGCCAGAGAAGTTTTTTGAGGTCTGGGGGGCATTACATCTGGTAAAGTTGTATTCTAAAGAGGATAAAAACTGTATTTGGTTTTTGTTTCTTAAGTTATTAGTGGCAAGAACGGAGTGGCCAGGATGAGCTTTATAAAGACCTTAGATGATTCAATGAAAGCATTGGTATTTTCTAAGTTTGCTAGCTATTTTAGCCTAACTGACGCCACTAAAGACCTCGTATTTGCTCCAAAAGAGGTCCAAATGCGAAAGATAGCGGAGAAACGAGGCAGCGATACTGTAGAGTTTTTAGGATTGTGGAGAACGGGTATGGAGTTTGATTGGAAAAGAAACAATTCTCCAGTGGCAAGAAGGGGTATATATTTAGAGTACTCTGACGCAGGTAAGACAGATATTATTACGGCTAAGGCGGTTCCGGTCAAGGTATCTTATAATATGTGGTTTTGGACAAGATGTTTAGACACAATGATGGAGGCAACAGAGGCTTACTTTTTCTGGCAGTTTGCTAATCCAAATTTGATTTTAGATTACTTGGACAAGTATCCATTAGAGCTTGATTTGGGTTTTGGTCCTGTGGTAGACGAGTCGCAATACAATCAGATATATAATATTGGAACCTATTTTGTTAGCAGATTACCGATTACGTTAGACGGTTGGATATTTACTACATTCAATACAAAGACGGTGTTGACTATTATTTTAAAGATTTATTCGAGGGAAGGAACGCCTCCGAATTACACGGATACGTTATTGGATACTTTTATAATAACTCCGGATACAAGTAGCTAAGGTAAATATGAACTATACAAACCTGCTAAAGAGTATTACAACGAGCCTAAAGGAAAAAGAAATTCTTGAGGGTATCTTCGATATGGAAATTTTTAAAGAACTGGAACAAAAGTTAAGGCCAGTCGGAACCATGAGTCCACAGGAAAGGGAGGAGATAGCATCATTGCTTTCTACGCCTTCGGCGTTGCCCCACGACTTTGATGGGACACTTGAGGCATGGTTGCTAAGAATTTCAATCTGGGGACGAATCAGCATAACAAGAAAAGACCCAGAAGATAACGTAAATAGGACAGTGTCAAAGAGCGAGTTTCTAGCGTATGTGGATAACCAGTCCAGGAATGCGCAAAGAGGCTTGTGGAAAACAGAAGAAGTGGAGCTAAACAAGATTAGATTCTTTCGGACATTCTGGTCACTAATAGGAAAGAATGTAACGGAAGAGTTGGTTGTAAGCATTGATTTAAGGCCAGACCTCAAAACTGCTTTAAAGAAGATGAGGAGAAAGCTTGGATGGTTTCGATAAGCGTTTAACTAAATAAGGAGGAATACGATGGGAATTTATGTTTCCGCTGGAGTGTATGTAAAAGAAAAGGATATTTCAGAGATTATACCAAACTTGTCTACGACGACAGCAGGCATAGCTGGTTATTCTCTCAAGGGAGATACGACTCAGCTAAGGCTGATGACCAATACTCAGCAGTTTATTCAGGAGTATGGTGAGCCCGTTCCTGGAAACTATTTTCATTATTCTGCTTTAGCCTACCTGGGCAATGGTACCAAGTTGTATTGCATGAGAGTTGTCAATGGTTCCTTGTATGGTGGTATAAAGATAAAAGATGAAAGTAGTATTCAAGCAAATGCGGCAATAAGTGCTGGAGCGGTTACGCCTGACTTTGTTGCTGTATCGGGAGAGGACAACTTGTTCTATATTTACGGAGCAAATCCTGGTACTTGGAATAACAATATTGGTATTAGAATTACAAGTGTTGACGCGGTTGAGTATACCTTTAATATTGAGGTGTATTTTACAGATGCCGATGGTATCACTACCAAGGTTGAAACGTGGACGGTATCCCGCCAGACAAAGGTAGACGGATATGGAAAGCAGTTGTATCTTGAAGATAGGATTAACGAGTTTAGTGACTACATTGTCGTGGCTGATGATGTATCACAAAGCGCAACAGTCCTACCGAAGGTTCAAGCGACGACACTATCAATAGCACAGGGTAGCGATGGTTCAGCAGTTACATCAGCAGACCTCGTTACTGGCTGGGATGCTTTTAGCAATCCAGATAACGTTGATATTCGTGTTTTGATTGGTTCGGGTCAAACCGATATACCAGTTCAACAAAAACTGAAAACCATTGTTGAGGATAGAAAGGATTGTATTGCATTGCTTGATATGCCATACGCTCAACTGAGTTCGGTGACTTCAATGGTAACGTGGAGAGAAAGTACACAGAATTTCAATTCTTCCTATGTTGCACTGTACTCACCTTGGGTTAAGATGTATGACCCCTACAATGATAAGATTATCGAGGTACCACCTTCTGGTTACGTGGCTTCGCAAATTGCTTACAATGACTACGTAGCAGAAGTTTGGTATGCACCTGCCGGTTTTAATAGAGGTATTGCAAATGTTCTTGGGTTGACGAATGTATTTACTCAAGGAGAGAGAGATACCTTATATTCATCTGGTATTAACCCGCTACAGACCTTCAGAGGAGAAGGCAACGTTATTTGGGGTCAGAAGACTGAACAGGTAAAGGCTTCCGCTTTGGATAGAGTAAATGTTCGACGGTTGCTGATTACCATTGAAAAGGCTATTTCGGTTGCTTTAAGATATTTCGTATTTGAACCAAATAGCGATGTTACAAGGTTCCGGATTGTATCAATGATTGAGTATTATATGGACCAGTTGTCTGCTAAAGGCGCTTTTCAGGATGAGCTTGGTGACAAAGGTTATTTGGTTGTTTGCGATATAACAAATAACCCGCCCGCAGTCATTGATGCAAATGAGTTGCACGTTGATGTATTCCTGAAACCTTCAAGAGCCGCAGAGTACATTCAGTTGCAAACGATTATTACCACAACTGGAGCGAGCTTTACGGAGTTAGTAGCACGCGGAGTCAACCTATAAACCACTGTTAAACCAGTGTAACATCGGTTGTAACGGAGGTTTGGAGGTAGGTATGAATAATGTAATCAGAAAAGTTAGAGTTCACAAATAAGGAGGACAGGAATGGCTAATTTCGGCACAGATTCGTTAAAGGCAAATTTAACCAATCCACAGAGAGAATACTTGTGGGAAGTTTTAATACCAACACCTGTCGGAGACGGCAATACTGAAACCTTTCAAGTAAGGGCACAGTCAAGTCAGGTACCCGGTAGACGGAATCCGAAAATACTGATTCCGTATAAACAGACGGGTGGTGTAGCTGTAGCAGGTAAGTTGACGTATGACCACACCTGGGAATGCACCTTCATCGAGGGTGAGGACAAGAAGGTTTATGATGCTCTGTATTCTTGGCAACAGAGTATTGTGAATGATATCGCCGGTGTTGGTGTAGGAGACCCATTATATAAGGCGGATATGTACATCACTTTGCAGACGACAGCGGGTGGGGATTCCTTACAGTTGAAGCTAAAAGGTGCGTGGGTAGAAGCAGTTGGCCCAGTGGCCTTAACCTATGCAGGTACGGATACTGTTAAATATTCTGTTACCTTTGCATTTGACAGAACGGAGAAAATGAATTAGTGGCAGAAATAGGCATTAGTCAACCAAGTTCGTTAATATTACAGTATTCCAGACTCCAGAGGAATTACCTGTGGGATGTCCTTCTGCCTGATATCGGTTTCCCTCTCGGTAACGTGGCAGGAGGCATCTTTCAGGGTTTGCAGGGGTTGGCTATGACTCAATATGTACAGGCTGTAAGGTTTGGAGACTATGATGTGGAAAAGTCGGTAATGAAGTATGGACCTTATCGAGCCAGTTTTCCTGGGTTGTTAACAGTGGAATCGGCAACGATAACTTTCCTAAAGCCGATGCCCGACTTTATTTCGAGCTATTTTTATGCTTGGAAAAATCTAATGGTAGACCTCGATGGGTTATATCACCCGAAGGAGGATTATCAAAGGACTGTTTATGTGCGGTTCTTGGATTCAACTGGAATTGCTATAAATAGGTATAAGCTGATAGGGTGCTTTCCTCTAAAGTTTCCATCGTACGACTTAGATTACGACAATAATCACGTGACTAAGTTTAGCGTCACGTTAGCCATAGATAAGATAGAGATTCAATAATGGATGAAGAACTCTTCAACAAAAGAAAAGGGAGAGCAAACAATGGACGAAAAATATTTCCAAATCAAATTACCTTCCAAGTGCTTGGTCTACACTGATGTAGACCCCACCAAAGCAGAGATTCGGACTTTCAAGGGCAAAGATGAGAAGCTAATTGCTGAAATTAGTTCTGAAAACTTCGAAAAGAAGTTCGTTACGGTGTTAAATCAGGTGTTTCGTGGGATTGACCCGTTAAAGCTAACTCTTGGAGATGAACTACATTTAGCACTGTGGGAGACGATTAACTCCTATTCAAAAGACTTTTTTGTAACGCACGAGTGCGAACATTGCTGGCAGAAGTCGGAGTTTACGGTTGACTTGTCTACATTAGATGTAATAGAGCTTCCAGACGACTTTAAAGAGCCACACGAGGTGAAACTTCCCACGTCGGGGGAGGTTGTTAACTTAAGATTACTGCGGGTGGCGGATATTTTGAATGTGGATGAAGTAATTAAGCTGGGAAAGAATGTTTGGTTGTACCGATATGCTCTAAGTTTGGTAGGCGAAGGGGGTATTTGGGAGAAGGTAGAATACTTAGAGAACCTACCTTCGAAGGATTTGATGCACATTCGCGCATTTCATGATAAGTATGTACACGGACCGAAGATGGAGACGAATTACACTTGTCCGAAGTGTGGAGGTACCGGTGTCTTGCCGGTTCCCTTTCGACTTGATATGCTTCTTCCGTATGGTAAGAACCTTAGTCGATATACTGGAAATGCAGTTTAACTTGATGTACTATGTGCATATGACGGTTGCAGATTTTAATGAGAACGATATGAGGGACAATGAATGGTTACATTCGAGATTAGTAAAGCAGAAGAAGGACGAAGAAGAGGCACGGAAAGGTAATAAGCATGGCGGATAAGTTCAAGTGGGCGGATAGATACCAAAAAGAAGGTTTTAAAGTCTTCGATGCACAATCCGTATCGACTCTTGGAAGAATTCAAGTTAAGTACACAAAAGACTTCAGAGACTTTTTTATGTCGGTCGAAGCCGCTTACAAAGGAACTAAGTTAACGGCTGAGCAACAAAGGATTAACGAAGTCCTTCACTCTATCGACGAAGTTGGAATGTTGATAGCTAAATTATTAACGACACAGAATGTAATTGTAGGTGAAGAAGAGTTAGAAAGATTATTTGTTCTTACTAATGAGCTGGACGACGAGTTTAGGTTCTTTAGCGACCCAGCTAACTTCTCGGCTGCTCTTCAAGGAAGAATTCAAGAAGCGGAAAAGAAGTCTGGAATTAAAGCAACGGATATTGCTTCTGCAAATAAGCTAATGAAGGGTAGACTAGAGAATGTTGCCCGCGCAAAACCTTCGTTTGGTCAAAAGATGGAACCCTACACCCCTGTGCTCAAGCCACTAGGAGAGGGTACGAAAGATATTGCCTATAAGATGCTCGGACCTTTTGAAGAGATGGCGCGATTAGGAGGCAAAGCGGTAGGTGGTATCTCTGGTATGGCAAGAGCGAGAAAGGAAAGAAAGCTTAATTTAGAAAGGCAGGCTTTTCATCAGGCTACTATATTATCTGGTGAGGCTGATCCTGGAGAGTTGGAGACTTACCGAGATATCCAATCTGTTGGAAGAGCTCCCGTACGGAAGGATATTCATAGAGAATCTAGAAGAACTGGCGACGAGGGTCTTCGAGCTAGTGCTTCATCTACGCTTGGTCCATACAGTACCGCTTCTGAAAGAAAAAGAGGGAAGCAACAGGAAGTATCAATGCAACAAGCTTTGTTTACTTTCTTTATGAAAGATGCCTATCGAGCACGATGGACGAAGGAACTTTTAGAGACTATACAGTTAGGCGCTGCAGGTGGCCTTGGCAAAAAAGCAGGTGGCTTAGGAGAGAAGGTTGTTGGCGGTTTGGGAAGTCGGATTATGGATGCACTGGGACTTAATTTTTTGGGAGGTAAACTCAAGGCGTTGGGATTAGTTATTGGAAATGCGGCATTAGGACTTGCAAAGTTTGCAGGGGGTTTGGCTGCGGTAGGAGCTGCTGGTTTTGCTGGATGGAAGGCAGGTAGACTTTTAGGGGAGAATATCAAGTGGGGTGGTGAATCACTTGACGTACACACAGAAAAATTTATTAGTAAGAATTTGATGGGCGTAAATCAGGAGACGGCAGAACAGAGTAAAGGAACACGAGCTCCTGTAGATGCATT